TTACCAATATAGGTGTTGGTATCTCTTACCAACCATCCCTGTTTCTTGAAAGCATTAATAATTACCCAACGGAAATCCTCATCATTAACAGCATAATTACTACTGAGAGCCGTTGAATCGTAATAAAAAATAACCTCCTTGTGCTTGTGGTTACGATAGTATTTACAGAAGTCAGCAACCAGTTCTACGAGCTTACGTTCATACTTGACAAAGAAAGATTTGAGAATACGCAGTTTCCCATCTTGCACTTGCCCGGCAACAAGCCAATTGATATTAGCATTATAATCAAAGGCAATACAAATGGGCATATTTGCATCAACATCAGCATCCATCAGCGACGAAGGCTCTTTTATTTTATCAAATTTGTATTCGAGAGAATCCAGATAGCCAAAATTTGTGCTTGAGTAATAATTACGTTCAGATAGAGAATTATAGAAGCCGTCACGCGCAATTCCCACACGTTTACACATTACAGAGGTTTGAAAGGTAAGCGGTGGTAGGTCACGCTTCAACTGTGAAATAAAAGCATCCCCAAGGACAGCGAGATTATACAACGTAGGAGCTTCACGATAATATACAGCAACAGAACGCAGTTTGCATAGATCTCGATTGAGTTGAGTCAGATAATTCCTCGTATATTCAGGGACAGTGCGACCTTCAGCGTGCAATTTCTTAACACGTTCCTTAACCTTCCATATCTCGTAAACAATGCCACGAATAATATCAATAGTCTCTTGGTCACACTTATTTTGATAATCAAGAAACCAACTACCCTTCTTCGTCAAAGGCATATCACTTGTGATAAGCATACCATGATGATAGCTCCGATGGCCGAAATATTGGCGATTACCACGATTGGCAGGGAAAGTCTCATCTTTCAACTGCTCGAAATCAATGAATTTAGCCTCGTCAATATCCAGCGCATCAAAACTATGTGAGTTCGATGTTCCTTGCCGGTCTTGAGAAATAATAAACCCTATCGATCCATTATAAAAAGATAGCACATTATCATAATTCTCAGGCTTAAATATTGGCTCCTCCCAGCCCCAAGCTTTTGGAGGTTTACGCCCTATGCACCAATGAACATTCCGCTTGAAACCCCACTTTTCCCAATGAACAAGCATAGAGGGCAGCGTATTAGTGAGCGCACGCTTGGCATTAGGCGAAACAATACCCGTAATCGAACGCGGCATTCGCTGAAAATTCCTCAAATTCCATTCAGCGTGTATCACACCCTTGCCAATAGCACGCCCGGCACAAAGAATAGTATCCTTGGCACCGATATACATAATCTCCTGTTGTATGTCGTTAAGGTATATTTTCTGCATTCGGATTTACTTTGAAAATATCATCCGGATTGTAATCCTCATCCTCGGGTTTAATCTCTTCGACGTAGTCACATTCCTTACTGTACTGCTCGATTTTCTTTCTGATAACCTCGCGAATATTAGGAATAGGCTTAAATCCGGCCACAGAGGGGTCATCGGTTGGGACGAAAGCCTGCACAACAATCTTGTCATAATCGAAGTTGAGTTCATCATCTTTGTCAAGATGTGTATATTTCGCATACTTGTCAGCAGCTGCTGTCATAGCCTTTGCATCCTTGTTGATGCGGGCCACCTCATAGGCCTCGTGAATCATTTCCAGGAAACGGTAACGATGATAGTTCTTAGATGTCTTTTGGAATTCACCGAGGAGCAGTTTTAAGATGGAAAGATCCGTATAAGCCTGACTCTTGCCGAGCTTATAATCCTGCTGAAGCTTAAGTACAATCTCCTTATCCTTAAAACGCGGATGTTGCAACCAAAAGTTGTAAAGGTCACGTAAGCGGAAGAGATGCTCTTGCGTGGCGAGCGGCAGCCCGATACGTTGCATATCCTGGACATCAGCGAAAAGATGATCGCGGGCAGTGTCTATAATTTCGGGCAGTGGCATATTATTCGTCTATAGTCATATCTTTAACATAGCTTGCCGTGAGTTGCACAGCAAGCGGAGAACCAACCTTTGCAAGCTCAAGTTCCTGCTTACGAAGAGCCAACGCGGTAGTCGCTTTGCCCTTGTCATACGCTTTGCGTAGAGGTGAGAGTTTATTGCTTAGTTCCTCACGCAACAAAGTCTCATCAACATCAAGCAGAGCTGCTATATCGCTCACAGGGGTTAATGCCTCGGCAAGTTCCCGAACATTATGTATAAAATCATCAGAGTAGTCCATCAATGGGTAAAGATTTATCCTGCATTAAGGCAAAGCCCTGTGCAAGCGTGTTATACAGTTCTGGCGAAGATGAAATAATTCCACACTCAAAGCGATTTCCGCGCGTTTGATTCTGCGAGGTGACAACCGCCACTTTGTAGCGATTATTACCGAGCAAAACGACCTTAGAGTGATTCTCAGCAAGGTGAACGGATTCAAATATAGAAGTAATAAACTTATATAGATGAACAGTTTTCCTTGCCGCTTTAAGGTCGCAAATAAGAGAAGCCGACGTGATTAAGCCCTCTTTCCGTAATCGCCAGATACGGCGCAGAAACTCTTCGGAGGTGGAGAAGGTTGAGATAACAATCTCCGAAGCCCCGATGTGTTCCAAGATAGAGGCAATCACATCGGCCAGCTGGACCGTGTTTGAGAAATAAGCCTGCACAGGCCTATCCTCAAACTGTTCCAACTTGAAAGCCATAAAGTCAAAGGTTTATGCCAAGTTCAGATAATTCGGCAAGAGTGTCGTCGCTGATGGGCGCGCCAGCTTGCTGTATTATCCTTGCACGTTCTACAATTTTAGCACGGAGAGCGTCAGCTTTCGTTTCATTACCCTCCTCGATGAGCTTTTTCAGTTTACCCTTACCTTCAGAGATGTACTTTCTCGCATTACCAATCTGTGTAGCGAGTTCTGCCGGGTCCAGAGGCTGTTCCTCGGATTTGATAGGGAAGTTATCTTCCTTATCATCTACATCTTCAGGAGAATTTCTTTCCTTAACATAGCTGTCATATTTTGTAAGTGCTTCACGGTAAGCCTTATCCGCTTCATGAAGAAGTTTCAGCTTCTCGTAGCGGTCGCAAGGCTGCTGTTTCTCCATAGCCTTCAGTTCCTCAAAGAGAGCTTTGATTTTTGTGTAACGGTCAAAGTTACCATCCCAAAGTTGCTGTATTTCTGCAGGAAGTTCATCGTGGTCGGCACGCTTGCCTGAATACTCGCTTTCAGGTGCAACACGTTCGGTAAAGTGCGCAATAGTTTCTTCCACTCGTGGTACTATCTCAGTCTGCATGCGGACAACATCCGCTATTGTCTTATTATCAAGGCGCAAACGAAGGTATTTTTTAAGTTCATACTCGACCTTACCCATCATTCTGCAACCTTTACTGATAACATTCTGATAAAGTACGCGGTTACGGTTGAGTTTTAACATCAATTCTGCGCCGACGGCAATATTTCTGTCATCAGTAGGAGTGTTCAACCATTCCTGGATCTGTAATGTCAATTTTTCGTCCATAAAATTTAATTAAAATGTCGGCAGTCCTCACAACATTATACTGTAGAACTGCCGACTACACACAAACAAAACTTTTTATTTACTAACTATTAAGTCGTCAGTCCACCTGTCGAGGCATCAATATCACCGTCATCGGTAACAATCTTGCCTACATAAAAAGGCGCAGGGCATACATCGCTTACTTCAACCGAGATTGTAGTACCCGATGTATCAGTTTCTTTAGCACCTGAAGCTTGCGCAGGTTTAGTGTTTGTTTCGAACATCTCATTACCTACAACACGATATTTGCCATCGCGCTGCTGAATGAGATATACAAGATCGTCACTGTTTGCCATTCGGCAAAAACCAGTAGCCTCTTCGTTACGGCCGGCATGTTTCAAAGTACACTTATTAAGGAATGTCTTTGAAGGCGCATCACCCTGAGATTCGGAAGAAATATCAGAATCACCGGTAAGCACATCTATTCTCTTCCATTTAGCATCAGCGGCCAAGGTAAAATCACCTTCATACGTAGCCAATGCACCCATATCCACTCCCTCGGCACTCAAGTCAGGAAGTGTTGGATACTTAACAATGCTCGATTTAGGAAGGAAATAGACACGCTTGCGGATACCGGGAAGAACTGTAGTTCCTTGACAAAAATCAAGGCTATCATACAAAGCTGAATTATTACAAACTGTTGTCATAGTTACCTCCTTTTTTAATCAGCGAACAACTTACCTACAAGCATACGCTCGGGCGAGAGAGTCTCGAACTGGACACCAAAGAACATAGTAGCGACAAACTGAAGAACAAAAGCTGCATGTTTTTCGACAAGTATCTGTTCCTCCTCGCCCATCTGATTGACACCAACAAGCATATTGCTTGCAGTCGAAAGATGAATATAATTGCTATCTTTCTTGTTCGCAAGCGGAACAAATTCTA